TTGGTTCAACATATCACCATTACACCAAATCTCAAATAGATTAGGCTTTATACCACGAATAATTTTATATTCTTTTTTGCCTATCTGAAACTCGACTTCAACGATACATTCTTTTTCATTAATTGTGTTTACTAGTTGGTCTTTTTTGACAGCACGAAATGGTTTATTAAATAGACCAAAACATAAGGCATCTAACATTGTAGATTTACCAGCGCCGTTATTGCCGACAACTAATGTTGTAGGCGCTTCGTTTAGATTAATCTCTATGAATTGTTGCCCTGTTGATAAAAAGTTTTTATATCTTACTTTTTTAAATATTATCATTTAATCGCATCCGTATCTTGTGCTTCAATATACATTTCTTTAATCATCACTTTCAGTCTGTCTTTATCTAGGTCAACTTTCAACTGGTCAACATAGTTACTTACTAGATTCATTGTATCTTCTGCACCTTCAACAACATCATCACTTACATTTACATGTGATAGGTCAGAATAATCTTCTAGTATTTTTAGTTCGTGTACAGATATATCATTATACAGTCTTTCAAGCAATCTGTCAAACATTTCATTATCTTTTTTATTGATAACAACTAACTTCACATACTTTTGATTGTATTCTGTAATGTCAAACTTATCGTAGTTTGTCAAGGCATCATCATAATGCAACTTAATAAACATGGTAAATGGATTAGGCACAAACTCAACATCTCTTGTTTCAGTATCGAACACATGAAATCCTTTCTGGTTCTTATAATCTGACCATGTGATTTCATATTGATTGCCTAGATAGTACACTTGGCCATCATCATTCTTATGGTGAAAATGCCCACTATAGGTTCTTTCAAAACGACTTACAATGCTCTTGTCATGGCCATGTGTTTGTTTCATGGCATCATTCATACTGAAACCATTCAAATCAAAATGCCCCATACAAACATCTGCTTCAGCAGTTCTTAACAATTCGATTGAATCTGCTTCATTCTCTGGATTAATCCAAGGCATCATTAGTAACTTTGTACCATCAAAGTCTACTACTTTTGCTTCTTCATATATCCAAGGCTCGTTAGTACCGTCAGCAGTTGTGCATAACTCCTTTATGGCATTTACTTTGTTTGTGTTTCGATAGTAGATATCGTGATTACCGATAATGATATGGGTGTCTATCTTCTCATCCCATAGGCGTTTCATAAATTTCTTTCTAAAGTTATGAGCAATCCTAAAGTTGATGAACTTTCTTCGGTCTACAACATCACCCAAGTGAATGAGTGTTTTGATATTATTTTCTTTTAGATAAGGAAAGAATATCTCGTCATAAAACTTATGAAAGAAATCATCAAAAATAAGACTATCGTTTCTTGCACCGAAGTGGGTGTCATTCAATAAGGCTATTTTCATAATATATTATTTAACTTCTTTTTTCTTGTCTGCTTCTGTTTCTTCTCTGCTGTTTCGTCTTAAAAAATCTAACATTTGACTTTGATATTGTGTATCATCGCCTTCCATTGAGTCCATCATTTGTTCAATACCGTAGTTAGCAATCATCTTTTGTTTAACTTCTTGTTGCTTCTTTTCTTTTTGAATTCTACGAATGAACGCATAATAGATTATCTGTGTAAAATATGCAAATGGATTCTTACTTTTTTCGGGGTCGAAGTTGTCCATATACTGTAGACAATTCTCTATGCCATCAGAAATCATATCATCTCTGTATGTATAGTTAATAAAATTAGGTCGATACGATAGGTGATTTGCAATCTTTAGATAACATTCGCCTATGTAATTAGTAACAGTAGGTCGTGGTTTGCCTTCTTCTTCGGCCTTGATTCTTAATGCACGATACTCTGTCATTGCTACCAAAAACTTCTTATTATCTACATAATGAGGTTTCTGTTTTGGTTTTAACTTTTCTTGTTCTGCCATGTTATAGTCCTTTTCTGTCATTACGCTTCAATAGATTCTTCAAACCTTTGACTAAATTACTTTTCTTTTTTGATTTCTTATCTTTTAATAGATGAAGTTTTTCTTTAATATGTTTTAATTGAGTCGCCTTTTTGATGTTTCTGTCAGTTGTTTTATTCATGTTAGTTATTATACTATACCTAGTCTGGGTTGTCAAGCAAATACTGAAAATAATTTATTTGGAATAAACGCTTGACACAGGTGAAAAATGAGTGTATAATCGCATATGTAGATGCGGTGAGAGACCATAAAGCCTAAAGCTTAATGTACTGTTTTAGGTGTTTCAAATGTGTCGAAGTTGTAATCATCATCTTCTCCTACAAATTCTGAATCCATTTCTTCAGCAATATCTAATATTCTATCTATATCTTCTGGCGTCAGCCCAGGTCTTAATGCTAACTTAGCATCTGTTTTATCAATCTTTTCTAACACAACTTCATAGTAGTGTGCCAACTCAACAGTTGCTACAGATATAACAAGAACTTTATCTTTTAGAATATAAAATTCTTTATCTTGTGTGAATGGAATCCATCTACATAATGTTGTATCTTCCTTTAACCCATGTTCTGTCATACGAGGCGTTGTAACCATCTCTAATGGGTTAGCAATTCTCATATGATTGTCGTCAACAGATATTGTGCCAATCAATAGACTTCCGTCCATCAACTTCACTAGTCTGTAATCAGTCGGGTGTGTAGGTTCATTTATTGTTTCCATACTTATATTTATCAGTCCTTGAGGTCTATGCTGTGCATTTCGTAATCAAATTCTTCTTCTGTGTAGATGTTTATTCTCTCTTGAAAGTGTTTAAGAGTAAAGTTTTCTTTTGACTTCCATGTCATATCATCTGCAATATCATACAATGTAGCATCAACTTTGTTTTCACCAAGTCTTAGACCACGACCAATCGATTGTAGATTTCTGACTCTGCTCTTAGATGGACTTGCAAAGATGATATTATGTAGATTCTTAATATTGACACCAGTAGAGAATGTGCCATAACTTGCAACAATGATGGCATCTTTTTCTTTCTCTACGATACCTCGAATTGTTTCTCTTTCATCAGCTTCTACACCACCAAAAATATAAAAGACTTTTCTACCATCGGCTGCCTTCTCTTTAATTATCTCATGTAAATTCTTACCATGTTTCTCTACAAGTTGAAACAATACAAGTGTGTTGCCTTCTAATTTGATTGCAAGATTACGAATGAAGTTTTGCCTTGAACGGCTACTTACAAGATAGTCAATCTCATCCTGATACTTGCCTTTTGAAATCATTTGACAATGTTCTGGTGTATGCTTTAGAATCAGACAACGAACAGTCAGTTGGGATAGTTGTTTCTTGTCCATCAGTTTCTTCGTTGATGTAACTTTGTTGACAGCGCCAAACAAACCCTCTAACACAAGTTTGTGTGTCTGAGCACCATCAAGTGTTCCTGTTAGACCGATTCTATATTTACAGTCTGTCAGTTTAGACATAATCTCTGTCAATGATTTTGATTTAAACAGATGTGCCTCATCACCAAACACAACACCGAACTGGTCAAAATATTCTTTCGGCAATCGAAACAAACTCTGCCATGTTGATATCAAAACTCTCTTGTCAGTAACATTTGAATACCCACTATACAATCTATGGCAATACTTTTCTACATTCCAACCATACTCTTTGAAGTCAGAATACATTTGTTCTACAAGTGATGTTGTTGGTACGATTAGAAGTATTCGATTGTTGTTATCGTCTTTGATTAGATGTGTATAGTATCGAATAAGTGAGTAAATGATAAATGACTTACCACTTGCAGTCGGACTTAACAGTAACGCTCTATTGAATTTTAAACTATGCAAGATAGCATCGACCTGATAATCTCTTGCTTCAAACTTCTGGCCGAGGCTGTTAGAAAACTTCTCAACAAGTTCTCTTGATACTTTGTTTTCTATTTCAACATCTTTGCCACAGACAACATTGTAATCTCTTTCTTCTGCAAACGCCTTGATGTAAGGATACAATCCAAAGTATATTTCTTTTGTCTTTTGATTAAACATTCGTATCTTGCCGTCCCACATACGATTGCGAAAGGCAGGCATGAATTTATATCCAGGCACATAGAATGTGAAAAACTCTGATAGCTCTCGTTGAATACTTGGGTCAGCATCAACAGTCAAATATACTTCGTCTTTCTTCTCTAAGATGAGAGTTTCCATTTACATAATCCAAGTCATTAT